ACAACTTGGGCGCTGGTCTACAACTCTTGCTTTGTTAAATTGATTGTCAACAACGGACTTCACCCCTACCTTGTTGAGCCTTCCTGCATTGGTGTGCTGCGAGAAGATACGCCCTACACAGACAGACAAGAAGCACTTGTTCAAACTTACTACATCACAAGGTCTGAACTATACGCACGGCTTTACTCTCACCCCAAGCGAGATGAAATCGTTGCACGTGTAGGCGCTACGCAGCATGAGCGCACGGATATTGCCAACGGCATAGAGCGCATTATCATGTCGCAGTCAAACCCTACCATGTACGGTAACGTCAACCTTGACCTTGCTGGAGGCAACCGCTACAAGGCAACCGTTGCTGAAGACACTGTAGAGATGACAGAGTTGTGGGTGTGGAACGATGACATACAAGATTATCAAGTTGTCACCAAAGCAGACCCAGATGTCATCATTTATGACAGAGCTGGTGAATCAGTGTTTGTCAAAGGTGAGCTGCCTTTTGTGCAAATTGCACCTAACCCTTTGTATGACTATTACTGGGGCGGTTCAGAAGTACAGCGCCTTGTTTACTTGCAGCAACTGCGTAACAAACGCATGGCAGAAATTCTTGACTTACTGTCTAAACAAGTTTCACCACCAACGGCTTTGATTGGTTTTACAGGAATCTTGGATGAAAAAAACTTTGCGCTCAACCGTGCAGGCGGCTTGCTTGCAACTGACATGCCTAACGCAAAAGTTGAAAAACTTGCGCCTCAAATTCCTCCAGATTTATTCCGAGAAATTCAAGAAATAGATTCTATGTTTGAGGAAGCCTCAGGCATCGTCTCTGTGCTGCAAGGCAAGGGAGAGTCTGGTGTGCGCTCCTCTGGTCACGCCTCACAGCTGGCTAGACTTGGTTCATCACGTGCAAAGAAACGTGCGCTTATCATTGAAGACAGCTTGGAGAAGTTGGCGACACTGTATCTGAAAGCCATGCAGATATACGACAACACGCATTACACAGATACAGAGGGACGCAAGTTTATTGCTGAGCAGTTCACAAAAGATTTTGTTGTAAAAGTGGACGCACACTCTAACTCGCCTATTTTCATGGAAGACCTGCGCCAGCTTGCGTTTAACTTGTACAAGTCAGAAGTCATTGACAAAGAATCTTTGCTTGACTTGCTTGAGCCTCCCATGAAACAATTACTCAAAGACCGTCTGAAAAAGATGGAAGAGAAAAAAGCCAAGCAGCAAGAAGCACAAGCGGCAGCGCAGCAAGCTGAAAAGCAAGCGCCAGCCAAAGGTAAACCAGACTTAAAACAGGTGGGATGATGGCAGAAGCTAAAGCAGTATCACCAAAGAATGACCAGCCTCGGGTCAACACCAAAGAATTATCTCGTGGCGAGCAGTCACCTAGCTTGACATATCGCACTCAAGGTATTAAAAACACGACTGGGCGTAGTCAGCGTGATTATGCTCGCCGTTAACAACCAAGGAATGAACATGTACAAATCTAAACGTGGTCGTAAGACCCGCAGGTAATTCCCTTTAACAAGGAATCGGGTGTGGCTTCCTTCCCGCCAAAAGGTCGCCGCCTTCAACATGGAGAAGACTATGCGTAAAGCTCGTAAAGGTCGTAAGAGCCGCAAGTAATTAAGCGGGGGTAACCCCGTTTAATTGCGGTTTGACCGTTAAAAATTCTTTGAAGGGCTGAATTAAAATGCCCTTCACTTGTTGACAAGTTGTTTGTATATGGTTACAAACGGCACATAAGGAGTTTTTCATGGCTGTCCCTGAAGCTAAATTGATGGAGTTAATGCGAGGCCCACGCTCAGGCGGGGGTGGCAATCCTTCCGGTTTATCTATGCCTTCTGCTGATATGTCTAATCCGACAGCAATGTCAGATTCGGAAACTCCTCCGATGGCTTCGCCAATGTCCACGCCTGAACCCAAAATGGGGTCAAAAGAAGCCGCTATGATTAACTTAGGGATGGCTATGGACTTGTTAGAGCAGTCTCTCCCCGCACTTGGCTCGGAATCAGAAGAAGGACAGAAAGCTCTTAATGCTATTCGTGTCCTTAATGGCATTCTTGGTCAACGCAAAAACAAAACAAACGAATTACAGCAGTCTGAAATTTTGCAGATGCTGCAAACCCTTCCTCAAGCTGGTGGCGCATCGCCTGAGGGCAAAGCTATGTCTCAAGCGCCTATTCCCGGTATGCCACCTATGGGCGGCGCACCACAACCACCCCAAATGTAAGGAACTATCATGGACTTGTTCAAACCCCGTGGTGCTGCAGCGCCCCGCCGTCCTACTGACAACAATCAGCAGCATGGCGTAATCACAAACACTCCCCGTTTTTCTCAACTTGGCGGCTTGTCTGCTCCTAACAAAGTTGGCAAAACAGGCATGGCTGTTCAAAAGCCCGGTGACGGTAAAAAAGTTATCTAATACAGATAAGAGGGTAATTAAATGTCTTTAGAAAACGTATCTTACGAAGCACGTGATGAGCTTGCCGCCTTAGCGCAGCAACTCGCAGATAATCCTGCAACACGTAAAGATTTCCTACGCATGACCAAAAAGGTCAAGCCTGACCTGCCTATTCCAGAACTGGACATGGAAGACTACACCTACAATGCAGTCAACAAGTCTGAGCAACGAGTGCAAGCACTTGAAGCTAAGTTGCGTGAACGGGATGCCGTTGAAGAGTTGCAAAAGCGCAGACAATCTTTGATGAAAAAAGGTTTGATTGCTTCAGAAGATGAAGTTAAAGACGTTGAAAAAATTATGCTGGAGCGTGGTATCACTAATCACGAAACAGCAGCAGAGTTTCACCAGTGGATGAAACAAGCAGCAGTGCCTACTTCTTCAGGATATAACCCTTCAGCTGTCAAACAATTTGACCTGAACAAATATTGGAAGAATCCGGTCAACGCCGCTCGTGATGAAGCTGCAAGCGCACTCAGGGATTTGCGTAAACCGCAACGCCCTATTGGGTTGTAAGAGGGTAAATGGTGAGAGCGAAAGTTCTCTTTTTAATACGTTCGTAAGGAGGCCTTATGGCTATTGGCGGCGGCATCCTACCAGCTACGGGGTCATCTCAGTTTAATGAACTGACTTACGTAACTCGTAGAGCCTTTATTCCCAAGCTGGTTGTCCAGCTTTATAACTCGACACCTTTGATGGCGGCATTGATTGCAAACAGTCAACAAGCCAGCGGCGGTGTTTCTTCTGTAACCGTTCCCGTGCAAGGCGCACAGTTTGTGAACGCTCAATGGTCTGACTACAGCGGCTCGTTCGCTCAGCCTTCAGTCCAGCAAGGTGCTTACAATGCTGAATTCGACCTGAAACTGATGATTTCTCCCGTACCGTTCCTCGGTATGGAGGGCGCAGTTCAACAAGATGCAGCCATTATTCCGTTGATTGAAGCTCGTATGAACGATGCAACCAACGTGATGATGGACGCAATGGCTACTGCCTTGTACACCAACACAACCAACACTCAGCAGTTCATCGGCTTGCCCGGTGCTATTGATGATGGTACAACCTTGGCTACCTACGGTAACATCAACCGTAACACCTATACATGGTGGAAGTCCAAGCAATACGCCGCTGGCGGTGTAAACCCAACTCGTCAAAACATCTTGCAATACATTTCTGGTACTGTGAAAAACGGTGCTGAAATGCCTTCATTCGGTGTTTGCGGTTTTGGTACATGGACATTGTTGGCTCAAGACTATGTTGGTCAAGAACAATATGTCATCACCCCCGGTTCTGGTTTTGATTCTGACCCCAATGGCCCTCAAGCTGCATTCCGTGCCTTGATGGTTGCTGGTGTGCCAATTTATCCCGACCCGTACTGCCCAGAAGGTACTGTGTACTTCCTGAACACTAACTACTTGTCTCTGTACATCCACGAGCAAGGTTCGTTTGTGTTTACGGGCTTTGAGTCCACACTTCCTAACTGGCAAATTGGTTATGTTGGTGCAGTTTTGATGATTGCCGAATTGGTAAACGTCAAGCCTAAAGCCATGACCAAGGTGACGGGCTACAACTACCTCTCTCTGTAAGGAGTTACAGCATGTCATTAAGCGCAAATAAAATCCTACTGGCGAATGCCGCCACGAACACCCCCGGTGCGTATATTCTTACGCAAGCCTTGGGTAATGCTACCGCCATCATTCCTGCTGGTTTCTATCAGGTTTTGGCTACAGCAAACGTCACTATTGAGATGAATACATCAAACAACATTTCCTCCCCAACATGGGTGGTTTCGTTGGCTAATAACACTAGCGGTTTGATTATTTCTGACGGTGTGAACTTCCGTGCCAACGTGTTGGCTGGTACACCAACTATTACGTTGTACGCAACCAATGGCGGTCAAGCTGCCAGCGGTACTTACAACTCTTAATAGGGATACACCATGAATGCGAATCACGTAGGGGCTTTGTACCCTGATAACTTTGGCAGCTTTGCTGTCTGCGCCCCTAAAGCTCCAATTTTCTTGGGCGCTACAGGTAACGCAGTGGCAACACTTGCTCAAAGTAACAATACGTCATTCATTGTTCGCCGTGTAACCGTTTGTCAAGCTAGTGGCAGTGTTGCTCTCGCAAACGTGACTATTCTCACCAGCAATGATGGGAATACAAGCAATGCAGTAACTAACGCTGCTGCTCTAACCACCATTACAGGTTCTACTAAATTTCAAGACTTGCCTTTGTCTTCAACGGCAGCGTCTACAATTTATAGCAACTCTCTGTATGTGTATGTTGGAACAGCAGCCGCAGCCAACAACTCTGTTGAAATCACGGTTTACGGTGACATTGTAACTTTATGAGTGCAGTAGTTTATGTAACTAATACTGGCGACACTAAACTCAAGGATGGGTTTGGTGGCGTGTTTTATGACTTTCCTAAAGACGAAACGGTAGAGATACCGCTAGATGCAGCAAAGCATATTTTTGGTTACATGAACCCCAACAAAGAACCGTATCTTTCCCGATTGGGTTGGATACGGTCTTTTGCAGAGATTGAAAAGGGATTTGAGAAGTTGTCAGAGTTTAAAATTTCTGAGCAGCCTCCCGAACGGAATCGCTCGTTACCCTCGGCGGTTGGCGTAGTAGCTCTTCACGTTGAAAAACGTGTTGAGCGAACGGTCACTAAGAGGGCGGCTTAATATGGATGCTAAATGGCAACTCTCTCTTCCTACCTTACGGAAGTGCAGCGACTCTTGCATGATGCAAACGCTGTCTTCTGGTCTACCTCGGAATTAACGGACTACATTAACGAAGCCCGTGAACGAGTAGTAAGAGATACTGGCTGCCTACGCACCCTTCAGATTACCAGCACGCCACTCTCCAACACCGGAGTAGTTGCAATTCCTTGGTCTAATGGCCTGACTGTCACTGCTGGACAGTTCATCTTCTCTAACATCTTCATCTACCAAGTCATCACTGGTGGAGTATTGAATTCTGACGCTGCTCCATATCCGACAGGAACAAGTACATTCCCGCCTTCTACACCGTTTACCAACGGCACGGCTACACTGCAATACTCTAGTAATTGCGAAATCATCAGTCTTGCTGCTTTGCCTAACGGCATACAAACACTGGATGTTTTGAACGTAACAATTTACTGGGGTAATAGCCGCATTCCGCTGCGCTACTTACCGTGGAGCAATTTCAATGCTCAGTTGCGTTACTGGCAAAACTACGTGGGCAGACCTATTTGTTTTTCTACATACGGTCAAGGACAGTTGTACCTTGGGCCAGTTCCAGACCAGTCTTATGCCGTTGAATTAGATACTGTTATTTTGCCGACTGCGCTGAGCTTAAACAGTCCTAACACGGTAGATAGCATTGTTGACCCGTACAGCACACCAGTTCAGTTCTACGCAGCCTACAAAGCCAAGTACAAAGAGCAGAGCTATGGTGAAGCTGAAATCTACAAGCAAGAATATGCCAAGCATGTACAGGCGGTTCTGAACTCGACCTATACACGCAGAATCCCTGACCCCTACTCATCCTTCTAATTATGGCAGCAGCAGAGCAAAAAAAGTCCTATGCTGTTATCAAGAACTTTGCTGGCCTAAACACCAAAGCAAACAGAACAGCCATCAAGGAAGAAGAATTTGCATGGATTGAGAACGCCATGCCGATTGGCTTTGGCAACATCAAAATTGTTCCCGCACAGTCCACCGTCAAAGATTCTGGCAATACTGCTGTTTCTTTTGCAAACACAGTCACTTCGTTTGTTTCCGCTAACATTGGTCTGAGCGACTACATGGTGTCTTTTGAAGACAACGGCAGAGCTGAATACTTCCGCATTGACACAGCTACAAAGGCAAACGTAGCCGTTACTGGCACATTCTCCAACACTGGCGTGACTGTTGCTCAGTACAAGAACGAGCGAATTATTATTGGCGACCCTAATAAAGGCTTGTCCTCTTGGGATGGCAATAGTGTTGTCTCCATAGGTTCTGTAGGCATTATTGGTATCACAAACCCCGGCAGTGGTTACGTTTCTGCGCCCAGCGTGACTATCAGTGCCCCCAATGATGCTAACGGTGTGCAGGCTACAGCTGTTACAACCATCACAACAGGCTCTGGCGGCATAGGCAGCATCAACGTAACATCTGGTGGCAGTGCTTACACAGCCGTTCCGGGTGTCATTATTGGCGCACCTAATGTCACTAACGGCATACAGGCAGAAGCAGTAGCCACCATATCTGGCGGCATTGTTGTAGCCATTACCGTTACCAATGCTGGCTCTGGATACACAACAGCACCGAGCATTAGCTTTTCTTCTGGTGCGGCAGCGGCTACTGCGGTTCTCAATACTGGGCAGGTAAACACAGTCACGCTTACAAATGCGGGAACAGGCTACACGTCCCAGCCAACAATTACCATTTCCGCACCCCCAACAGGAACAACTGCTACTGCTATTGCTTCCTACAACACCTTCAAAACAGGAACTCTATCTGTTCTTGTTACAAACGGCGGTACAGGGTACGGTGCTAGTGGCTCATTCTCAGTGAGCTTCACAGGTGGCACGGGTGGTTCTGGTGCGGCAGGCACTGCTATTGTCAGTGGTGGAGCTGTTATTGCAGTTATTATGACGAACGTAGGTTCTGGCTACACGTCAGCACCTACAGTAAGTTTCTCCAGCGGTTCTGGCACAGGTGCTACTGGCACAGTCATTCTCAACAGTGACACTATTGTTGACGTAGCCACGTTCTCAGGCCGTGCGTGGGTTGCTGCAGGGCGTACTATCTACTACAGCGCTGCAGGCTCGTACAGCGACTTTACAAGCGTTTCTGCGGGGTCTTTTACCCTGACTGATTCCACACTGCACGGCAACATACAAGGTTTACTGTCTGCCAACAACTTTCTGTACATCTTTGGCGACGACAGCATCAACGTATTCTCAGATTTGAGGGTGTCAAACACAGGTGCAACACTGTTTACAAACACCAACGTCAGCGCTTCTATTGGAACTAAACGCTTGTATGGGGTTTTCCCTTACTTCCGTTCTGTTCTGTTCATGAACGACTACGGTATGTACGCCCTAGTGGGTTCTACCACCAGCAAGATTTCTGACCAGCTGGATGGCATCTTCCCCTACATAGATTTTTCCCTGCCCATCACGGGCGGTCAGGTGCTGCTCAACAACATTCTCTGCGCTGCCTTTAATTTCACTTACAACGACCCGACCAACAACAACACGCCCAGACAAATTCAGTGTGTGTTCTTTGAAAAGAAGTGGTTTGTCACAAGTCAGGGTGGTTTAGATTACGTCACATCTGTTCCCGTAGGCGGCCTTATCTCTCTGTACGGTGTAGACGATAAAGCGCTATACAAACTTTATGCCAGCGCAACTGCCAACGTCACAAGCACTATCAGAACGGCTCTTATGCCGCTGGGTGACCCTATCCGCACAAAACAAGCTCTGAAATTGGGCATAGAGGCAACGCTGACAAACACCGCAACATTGACGGTGACAGTGGACAGTGAGCAGGGTTCTAGCCCAGCATATACATTGACGAATGAGACGCTCTGGATAAATAATGCAGGGGCAACAATCTCGTGGATTAACAACAGCTCGCAGGTAATTGGTTGGCTGTATTCACAGGGATATTTTCTCTACAAGTCAGATGCTCAGCAGTACGGAAAGTATTTAGGATTAACCCTAACTTCCAACAATGCTGCTTTTGTTTACAACACGTTCGAGATGGAACACGAATTAAGAGTGAGGTTCTAAGATGGCTGTACCGTATACCTTTGGTTCTGCAACAAGCAGTATTCCCCTGTCCCAACTTGACAGTAACTTTGCCACCGCAATCACGCTGGGCAACACCGCTGTCTACTTGGGGAACACAACCACCACGCTAAATGCGCTGACACTGTCAAACGTGACCATTTCCAGTGGTAACGTCACCATTACATCTGTCACGATAACAAACGCCAACATCACTGGCACAACCACATTGTCAGGCCTGACTGCTTCTACAGCACTGGCGCTGGACGCAAGCAAAAACATTGTGAGCGTGACAAACACAGGTACAGGCAACAACGTGCTGGCAGCAAGTCCTTCTTTAACGGGCACAGTCACGATAGCAACACTGAATCTGACAAACGCACTGGGAACAACTTACGGCGGCACAGGCCTCACATCCTTTACTGCTAACGGAGTTGTTTACGCATCTTCATCAAGTGCGCTTGCTACTGGTTCTGCGCTTACTTATGATGGAAATTCACTTGCTGTTAACTCTGGCGCTACTGCATTAAACACAAACTTTAACTCTAGTAATGCTAACGGTCTTTATGTCCGTTTTCAAAACAGTGGCACATCAATTGGGGATATTGGGGCTGGCGCACAGGTATTTTCTAGCGGCACAGCAGGAGATTTTGGAGTAAGTTCACGAGCAGGTTCATTAGTATTTGGACAAAGCAATACAGAAGGTATGCGCCTAACCAGCACAGGTCTGGGTATTGGTACAAGTAGTCCTGCTACAAAGTTGCAAGTCAATGGTGGCTACATTTCTCAGTCAGATGGAACTGTTACGACTTACATGGGTTCTGATGGAACAGGCTCATTGTTTGGAACAACAACCAACCAGTATTTGCGTTTTGTAACTAACAACACAGAACGGATGCGTATAACCTCGACTGGTAATGTAGGTATTGACGCTACTCCAGCGGCTTGGGTTTGGCCTACTGGTGCGGCTGGCACACTTCAAATTCGTGAGGGCGGTGCTTTATCTGGTTACAACTCAACCACTTATTTAAGCCAAAACTGGTATTACAACGCTGGTGAAAAGTACATTGGTACTGGCTACGCAACTCGTTACGAACAAACAACTGGAAAACATGCTTGGTACACAGCCCCATCAGGGTCAGCAGGTGGCACAGTATCTTGGACTCAGGCAATGACTCTGACAGCGGCTGGTGACTTGGTTGTAGGCGCAACAAGTGCAAACCTTTCCTCTGCAAGCCGTGGTGTTATTGAAGTCAACGGAACAAGCACCGCTTATATCGGTCTTGATACAGGCAATACAACTCGTGGTACTTTATACACTAATGGCTCAA